CATGCCCTGCTGGCGGCACCAGGCATTTGCTGCTGCCCATTTGGCCATATTGAGCGCAACATAGGCCCTGTCACGAGTGTTACGTGCGCTCTCCATTGTGGTTTCTGTTGATGGTTTGACTTCGATTACTTCGGCGTGATTTTGTCCGTTTGAATCCACATAGATAATAAGAAAGTCTGGAATGTATATTGTACTCTTGCCAGTAAACGGATTGCGATAGGGTATGTGTATGCTTTCGCTGGCCCACTGTAGTATCGCAGGGTTATTGTCGCAAAACTGCATGAACACCATTTCCCAACCTGAACGATAGGTAGGTTGTCCTTTACCTATGTACTTTTCAGGATTGCGTATTTGGAATTTGCCCTGAGCATAATGACGTGCCATGCTATACCAACAGGGTTCGCTTCACAAACTGGTTGATAAATGGTTGATTGTTTATGCCCAGTATACTTGTTCCGTATCTATTGAGATTTAAAAAGACCACAAGGTAGTCATTTAGTTCTCCAGGTGGCACACGCTGGAACTCTGCAATGGTAGCCATTGGGTTGAGTCCTTGACCAGCTGCTGTAAAAATCACAGCACTGGCCAGCACCTGTGCGCTGGATTTATCTCCAGTTATGCGTTGAAAAAATGTTTGAACAGCATCGTCAACGTTTTGACTTACATTGATAGGAGGCAATGTAAGATTATTAAAGTATGCATTAGGATTTCCTGTTGCACGAGCGTTTGATGTCTCTATTGGACCTAGGTTAATTACTTGGCTCATATTGTAAACGATCCTTGATTACCAACATCAGTTAGTTGTGATGCATCATTTATTGTGGCGCGGCTGTCACTGTAACTGTAGTTTCCTGAATAGGCTTTTACCACAGCAGGAGTCGGAACAACCTGTACACCACCAGTGCCATAGCTTGGCGAACTTGCACCAATACTAGGGAACGACGGAATCATGCTTGATGACGATGAATACAATGGATTTCCCACTCTCTGACCATTTGATGTAACAGATGATGTTTTACTACCGGGTAAAAAATCCTGTGGTTTTTTACCAAACAAAGCAGCGGCTGCATTGATAGCAACCACTGCGGTGCCCATATTCCCCGGGCCAACCCCACCTCGGGCAATAGCTGCACCTGCTCTGGTTAGTCCACCAGCTGCTTTTAGTTGTGCTCCAAAACTTCCGCCAGCAATATCACCTGCTTGATACAACAAGTTTGAAATAGTTGGAGCATTAATTTTACCATTGGGCTTTCTTCCACGCATGAGATTTGTTATCATTCCTGTTGCCAACCCTGTTCCTATCTTGGTAAGTGTGCCTAGGTTTAATCCGCTAGGTACTGCACCAACTCCGGATCCACTCATTAGAGACCCAGAAGGAAATCCTTGACTCATGCTCTGACTCATAGAAGTTGTGTTAAGCGATCCGCCAGTTGTGTCACCGTAGCTGAATGGTATAACTTTCGCGGTAACTGTTTGCGGACTACCATTTACCATCACTGTATCAGTTGATGCCTGCATTTGTCCGTTTGTGCCAAAAGTTTCTTGGCTTGCAAGAGCGCTTGGTGTTTTGTCATACAACAACAGCATATCGTCACCAAAGTTTGTGGGACTAAGGTATCCGCTGGCATAGTTTACTGTTTCGTAAGAAAAGGTCATTTCATTTTCCATCACAGTGCCGGCCATGTCATGATCACCGTGTTTGAAAGATGTGATTATTGGATTTTGTAATGTGACTTGATTGAACTCTTTTTTATGAAAGCTGAATATTTCTATGCTCTGTATATATTGTGTGGTTGCCTGATAGTTGATGCTAGAATCAGGATCTTCATTGCGTAAGGTGTAACCCCAGCCATCAGTGGTTCTAGAGTTGTACTTGTGTGGATTGTGATACACACTATCCAGGTAATCACTGTCCCTAAAATAATAGCTATAGTAGTCGTACCAGAATTTTCTAACAACATCTGCTCCATCATCGTGAAACTTTATTGTGACTGGATCATATTTTATTTTTGTTTGCACAAGGTTAACACGATTGTAAGCATTGAGCGTTTTAGTTTCCATTACGAATCGAGGAAGATTAACAGTTTTGGCCAATGCACCTAGTATTTTATTATCTTGTTTTAGAGCAGGATCAACCACGTAGTCAAATAACTTTATTCGTACCCAAAACAAAAATGAAAACTTTGGATGCAGTCTAAATGCATCAGATCTAAACACATAGGCCGCATGGCTATAATTGTGAATTGTTTCACCAGGTGGAACTTCTCTAAGAAAATCGTTATACGCCATGTTATGCAGTAGCCTTTTAAATATTTATGCCATAAAAAAGCCCGGACGAACCGGGCTTGGAGTTGCGCCTTCTGGAATTAACCAGTTGCTGTTTTGCCATCTAGACGGCCTACATAAGTGCCAACACCTGAATTAGATGGTGTTTGTACAGCATTATCATATTTGATTGTCATTGCAATCTTGACTAGGTCTGTGCCGGATGCATAGTTCACTTCGCCATAGTTTACCTGGCTAACATAGCAACCATATATTTCCCATGTTTCAAGAATGCTTGGTGTGCTGATGCCGTTACCACCGTCCAGCATATCAATACGAGTGATAAACTTATAGTCAATACCAGCAGCAGCCGAAGCCTGCTCCATGAAGTCATATTGTTTTTGTAGCTGTTCGCCAACCAAACGACTTACATTACCAGCAGCATCATCACGTAGATTAACTGTGATATCTTGCCATTCTGGTTTGCCAAGCAATTTGATCTTGCTGTTGTAAACATCAACAACGATATCTTGGAATTGCACGGTTGGACGAGTAACATCCATGACTTGTTTGGTTAGTTCAGTTACTGGTTGACTTACACCAAACTGCTCAAAGCTAACGCGAAAGCGATAAGCAAGTTTTGGCATTAGCATGCCTTGGCTACCTGAGCTTTGATCAGATGCAAGCGGAACTGTAAATCTTGTTAGTGATGCGACGGACATTTTATTTGTCTCCTATAATCTTATTTAGCCAATTTTGGGCAGTTATGAAGTGGCCGAAGCCACTTCATTAACTACTGTTATTTTCCTATTGTTCCAGGATTTTTCAAGCGTACTGGAATGTAGATAAACTCAACTGCTCGTACAGGAGCGATTGCAATATCAACGTGTAGTTCATTACGTGCAATACGATCACCTGTATTGTTGCTGCCATCACAAACCACTAGGTAGTCATAGATACCGCGTTTTGCCACTAGGTCATTCATTGCGCTTTCAATAACTTGCTTGACTTGATCACGGGTGATCTTGTCGTTTGGTTCAAACAAGAAGCTGTTGCTGATGCTGCCTAGGATGTAACGAATGTAGTTAACCAAGCGGCTTACGTTCACGCGGTCTGTACTCTGTGGAATCGGACTGCGTGTTTTCTGACCAAATATTGCAAGACCCAGTCCTGGCAAGTTGGCAATTGGATTCAGGCGCAGTGTATACAGTGTGTCACGCAGACTTTGACGTACGCCAAGTCTGTTGAACAAACCACTGGTATAGTCAACATATCCAACTGCTGTGGCATTGTCGATCAAACCACGACGTGCACCAGCTGGAGCAAACCATGGATAGCTGATGCTATCACTGTGAATCATTGTACGCAGAGCCATATGACTTGCTGGCACAACAACTTGGTTTCCTCTTAGATCGTTTGTTAGACCACTTGGATAGTAGATAGCTGTGTAGATATCTGCTGTGGTTGCAACGTTGTTGCTCCAGTTGGTCAATGCGATTGTATCTGGCTTGAGATCAAATGGTGTGTCACCAATAATGAACGCTGTGTTGGCACGGTCATTGTTTAGTGCTGTCATATTGCTCAATACTTCTGCATAGCCAGGAGCTGCAATCAGTGTGAACAAATACTGTTCTTCACGCACTTCAGTACTGCTGTCTAGTGCGGCTCTCATTGCTTTAACAACCATGTTACGCTGTGCTTTGTGTCCCATATAAGGAGCACCATTTTCCATTGTACCACTTGCGGTCGCCCAGGTTGCTGAGAATTTTGGAATAGTACCTGTTAGGTGCGTTCCTGTTTCTCCTGCATTTGGATAGTTGTCAATAGTGAACGATTGTCCTATATATTGTTTTACATTGTAACCGTTGCGGCGTGTGTTCCACAGGACTGTGCCACGTGGATATAGTCTGTAGTCAGGGCAATCTAGATCAGTGTAGTTACTCAAAAGCATGGTCGAAATAACTGGAACTGTGCCTGCGATCGGATCAACAATACCACCAACGCTGTTGCCAGTGCCATCTACACTTGCGTCCCAACGTGCGTCTGCAAACAGGATACCGTTTTGTGTAATACGATCAGTGTTGTCAATGCTCACAAACTTCTTGCCGTTGAAACGATAGATCTTTGGATAGTTTTCCAAGTCACTGGTATCAACCCATAGATCGCCTGCTACCAGACCTGCGCCCGAACTTTGCATGGTTGGCTTGCTTGCTGAGAAGATTGGACCATTTGAGTCAGTTAGGCTCAGATTGTAACCACGTGCATCCCCAGTGACTGTGCGATAGCCTTTCCAGCCGCTGGTGTCACAGTACAACACATCTGCTTCCACTGCACTACCAAAGTACCACAGTGTGCCATCATCTGGTGCAACATATGGTTCAGTACTGCTGTATGTGTAGCTCAATGCGGCCCAGTTACTTGCCAGCAATGAACCAGCATAGGCGCCAACTGTTTCAACCACAAGACCTGTGGTGCTGGATGTGAAGCCTGCATTGGTAAGTGGGTTAGGTGTGCTAGGTGTGGTGTCAATCAAGTAGATCTCGCCGCCTGCTTTGTGTGTGACTGTGATCGCACCACTTGACTCTTTGTTGGCAAACACGTTTGGAATTGCTGCTCCAAGGATCAACTTAACAAAACCATCAACACTGGTGTCGGTGATTGTGAAATTGTATGTTGTTAGTGCAGAAGTACCAGGTTGTGTTACTACCAATTTGAAAGTGTGCCCAACTGTGAAAGGTGTAGCCGACACCGGAACTGATCCAGTGACCTTGGTAGCACCTGACTTGAAGCGATTCATGATCTTGAATGTAGCATCGTAGTTGGCAATACTATAGTAGTCAATGAACACTGTGCCAGTTGCTAGGCCAAATCCGCCATTTAGTGGATCTAGGCCATACAATGCTTCTGCACGAGTATTGTACATTGGTGTTGGGATTGTGACAAATGCGTTTGTTGCTTGACGGAATCTTTTTAGGATCCAGTTAGCGCCTGAGCCTGTGGCGGAAGTCTTGATCCAGATACTGCCTGTAGGTGCTGGTGTTGCTTCGCCTTTTGCATATGTTGGTACATCTGTATAAGGACCAAAATGCAGTTGTGGACAGTATGCATTGATGCCACCATCTAGTCCTAGCAAGGCTGCACCAGCATTGTCAACAATAGCAACTATACCATCAGCATTGTTACCATCACTCGTTGCGTCTTCTGTTGCACGGATAATCAAACGACCGTTGGCATCAATTTCTGCACGGACGCCGTCGCCGTAGTTGGAAGCAAAAGCTGCATTGATACTGGTAATAACTTCTGTACCAGTTGCTGTTGCACCGGCTGCTGTGATTGTTACTGTAACTGTGTTGATTGTGACTTTTGTTCCTGCGGCTACTTCATGTCCATAATAGGTTACATAGCTGCTTTGTACAGTTGGCCATGATTTTTGGAAGTCTTTTGTGCCAATTGCTACCCAGGCATTTGATGCATTTTTGTAGAATAGAGGATTGTTAAGATCCTGTGGAATAAGAGCATAGCTGCCAATTTCTCCAACAGAGTCTTTGGGTGTGTAAATTGTACTACCGCCACCTGGAAGATTGACATCGTTGCTACTGGTTAAAACCAATGGAACTTTGCTGACGAACCCTTGTGTGGTCTTGTTCCACTCAAAGATGCCATATTTAGAATCTGTAAGGTCAAACCAAACAGTACCATCATCCAGCATACCTTTTGGACGAACATCTGTTGCTGTCAGCTGATCAAGGTTAATGTCTGCTCTGATGACAAATGCTCTGTTACCTAGG